TTGGGGTTCCAAACATTGTTTTCAAAACTTGCTTCGAGACGTGCAGTACGCTCACGATACTTCCACCAGAACTGCTCGGCTTGATCTCGTTGCATCTGCATCTTGACCATATCATTTTTCACAATGAACAGCAATGCTGAGTTGACCTTGCGGATGTGGGGGAAGTGCGCAAAGACCATGAGCGACATGAGCACAAGCTGATCCCTGTCGGGGTACTTGTTGTTGCCAGTCTTCCAGTCTCCCACCCACGCCGTAAGGTTCTCGTCATCAACGATCAGGATGTCAGCGATGCCCCGCACCCACACGTCAGGAGCCTTCCAGTTGGTAGGACGCAAGTCCACAGTCAGCGCCATCTCGTACTCTGCAAGGGCTCTTCCGGGTTTGCTCAGCATGGCATCCACTACAGGCTGGAACTGCGCATACTCAGGCGGTATTGGCTTCTTGTCTCTAATGTAGAGCTCGATAGCTTCATGCACCTGATTGCCATACCTTGTGGCCTCAGTCTCTTGGAACGGATAGTTCTTCAAGACCTTGACCTCGTAGTACCTGCGTTGGCAGCCTTCAAAATCTTTGAGGCTACTGTGTGACCATGCTGGCTTTTTCATTCAAACTTCGCAGTCTTTATGGCTACTGTTAATCGATTGGCAAACTGTGTGACGAATGCCTCGTTGTTGTTCAGCTCGTGCTGACCCATGTCTTCAAGTATGGCGTGTACTACTTCGTGCCAGAACGTATCGGCTAGCTCCTCTTCTGTGAACTTTCTGCCTGTTACGTTGCTGGCCTTGCCAAGACGGATGCACTTCTCTGGATAGAACGTTCGCCCCATATCTTTGCGGTGAAGCATGGCTTCCACCACCTCCACGCTGTACCACTTCCTGCCTACACGCATACGCGTTGGTAACTTCATTACTTCTCCTTTTAGTTTTTTGCTAACCCATATCTACGATGTGCGCCACCGTCAGCGTCCAGTGGAATACCCGGCATATAAGGCGGCTCCACGGTCATCTGCGCCAAGACCCATGTCTTAGCTTCAGTTACCTCTGCGTCAGGCACCACAACGATCTGCTCGTCATGTACTGTCCCCGCCACAAAGTATCTCTTTGCAGTACGTACCATCCCATCAGTCATCACGCATCTCGCTACGCCCTGCGTGACATTGTTGGTTATTTTTCCTGCATATATCTTAGTACGATTTTCACCATATGTCCACTCAACCTGTTCTTTTTCTGTTTTATCGTCCTTGTACCGCCTGATTTGCAAGTACGGGTACAGCAGCTTCATGCCCGAGGGCAGCTCGATCTCCCCCTTGCGGTACGTCAAACACTTGTGCTTGTACTCTTTGCCCTTGTACAGCGACTCATGGATAAGCTCAGTGTTAAGCGCCCAGAAGTCCACCACAGGCGTAGCCGTCGAGCGGTACTTGTCGATGATGGCCTTGGATGCTAAGCAGTGGATGACTAGCTCTTTGGTTGTGCAGGTGTGCGGTATGGCCTCAAGCTTCTCAACGTTTACTTCCCAGTCAAGGAACTTTTGCGCCATGGCTTGCGTGACCCCGAGCTTCTTCGCAAAGCCCAAGTCGTAACGCTGTGGGGGCGCCCCGAGGAATCCAGTGAGTAGCTGTGAGGCAAAAGCCGCCCAGCCGAGACCGTATCCACAGCCAAGTAACGCGCTCTTCGCCGACTGCCTAAGATCAGGGTGAGTTTCCTTACTAAGTCCGGGTATGTTAAACATCTGCGCTCCAAACGCCGCGTAAGGGTCACCGCCACTACGGAAGATGTCGAGCATGTCCGTGTAATCCGAAAGCCATGCGAGCACTCGCGGCTCAATCTGCGAAAGATCCCCGACAACGAGTTGATGCCCCTCGGGAGCCATAATTGCTTTGCGTAGAAACGAGCCTCGCTTGAGGTTTTGCATGTTGATGGCCGAGCCCTTGCTAGCAGTCCATCGCCCCGTTTGCGCTCCATAGTACGAGAGAGGTACTGGTAACGAACCCCTTTGGCTGATGTCAAGGAACCTCTGTGCGCGGGTACGTTCGGTGGTAGATTTAACCTTAAGACGCGCTTCACAAAGTAGGGCAACGTCCTCACGTTCACCATTGAGTAGCGCCTGAAAGAGGGCATCATTCTTAGCAAGCGCAAGTGTTTCTTTCCCGGTAGTCTTACTGACTTTTGTTGGGGGAACCACACCGAGGGTCTCAAGTAGTGCTGCAAACTGTGGGTTCGACGCCAGTGCAGTCTCATCCACGCCGAGCTTTTGTAATAGTGCTTCACGTTTTTCTCTCTCCTCTAGTATGGCGTCTGTCAGCATGTTTGGGTCAAGCTCAAGGCATGCACGGGTGTACATCTTGAGGGTCATGTCGATGAGCCGTAGCTCTTTTGCAGGGTATCCATTGACCAAGCGTGTAAAGATTCGCTCGCATAGATATACGTCGTGTTTGCAATAGTCTGCAAGCTCAGATTCCATGACCTCGTCCAGCTCGGCCACACCATTTGTTGTGTATACGGCTGTCCCTTTGGCGGGAAGACCAAAATCGATTGCAAGTTTGGCGAGACTGTTGCCAACCTCAACGCCTCTGAGAGCGCGCGCCATTGATAGGGTGTCGAAGATGAAGGCGGGGTGTACGCCGTAAGCCCACTCCATAATGGATACATCGAACTGTGCGTTGTGCGCAAGCACTGCGGTTCGTCCCCAGTCGATTCCAGAAAAGTATTCACGTAGTCCATCTCCTCTAACCCAAGTAGTTGGGCTGTCAGATCCGTACTCATGAACACAGCATCCAAACGCGTGAAATAAGTCATGGCGTATGTACTCCTCAGTTGTCATTTTGCTTAATGTGTAACCTATCTTGGTGTCCCAGTAGGTCTCGAAGTCGATCGTTATGATTTGTTTATAGGGGGCGCTCATTTTTCTCCTTGAGTTTGGCTTCAACAAGCAAATAAAAATGTTTGTGTGGTTTAAACATTTGTGCCATTTCCCATAAACCATCGATCTCTTCATCCGTCAGCCCCACCCACGGCTTGAGCGTCTGTTGCACTTGCGCCTGAGCCGCCATGCCATCTTCAAAGCCCTTGCCGTAAGTTGCGTTGTCGGCATCGATCAGTTCTTTAATAAGTTTTAGGCTTTCGTCACAGACCTTTGTCAAGCTGTCGATTGCCATGTTGCGTTTAATAATCATAATGGTGCGTCCTCGTGGTTGTCAGGATTAAATTTAGGGACTCGGTTGCCTTTGTCCTTGGGGTTTGGAAATGGTGGGAACGGCCATGTCATGCTTGTCCCCTTGCTCGGATGGCTTCACCAATAGCCCCGTCTTGGCATGCATCCATGCTGTCAGCAATCCTTGCACACGCCTCACGCTCAATCAGCACAGCGGCTTTGATGGCATCGGCTTCCCAATGGTAGGGCTGTCCCATGTCTTTGAGTATCTGCTTACCCAAGTTGCTGTTCCTCTCCACCTCGTTAAAGGCTTCGTCTTCTTCTGCTGTCCAGTCAGTCATTGCTTTCTCCTTTAGTTAAATAGTTCTTTAGGCGGGGCATCCGCCGCATTTATAAACCCAAACAAGTCGTTGGCCGACATCACCAACTTCAGCGCATCCATCTCATTGCAGTTGACAGTAACAATGCCGCCCAGCTTATCGTTAGCGCCTGAGAAAAGCACCAGTGCCTGTGCGTCTGCGTTGGTGTAGCAAGCCACCAGTTTGTGTATCAGCACCTTGAAGTGCTCCTGCGCTTCGTCTGACATGGCCTCCACCCTGCGGTGCAGCTCCTCGTCACTCATCTGCTTTTCGTGTGTGTAACTCATTGAGCTTGGTCTCCAGTAGTAGTTTCAAATCATCAAGGTTGTTCTCCCTTGCAATGAACACAGTGCCGCCGTGCTGAATGATGGCGTTGAGCTCCCTATCCTGCAGAGCTGTCGTCACACCCTTGCCTGCCTTGCACTCGATGGCCACGAAGTGGCCGTCCATACACCCAATGATGTCAGGTATCCCTGCACGGCCAAAGCCGTTAGCAGGGGGCATGAAGTGGTATATACCAAGCGTATCTAGCAGCTTACGTACGTTGGCTTTCACTTTTGCTTCAGGTGTTTGTGCCATCGTGCACCTCGATCAGTTTGTCTAGGTAGTGGCGTGCTTTCTTCAGGTCATCCATACCGCCCTTGTCTTTCCACCGAGATATGTACTTCACAATGTTACCTTCGAGATACCCAAGGTTGTTTGCCACTACGTAGTCCCATGGCTGTATGGCCTTGTCCTTGTAGTGCGTGCCTGCTACTTGCACATCGTTGGCTGTTGGGAACAGCTCCATTTGCGTTGCTAACTCAATCATTTACTTTCTCCTTGTTGAATAGTTCGTCGTAATACTTTTTGGGCATCGGTGCCTTCTTTTCTAACGTCTCGCGTAACCAAGCTGGCCCCAGTTGTTGCAATATGAGGGCTTGCTTGTCAGTTAAACGTACGTATCGTGCCTTTAGGGGCTCTGGCGGCTTTGGTCTTGGCAACTTTCTTTCCTTTCTTTGGTGGTGCTTTTGATTGTGAGTAGGTGATGGTGCCGTAAGGCTTGAAGTCCAGTGCGTCTTTGCTGTCAAGTGTCCCTGCGCTTTTCTTGGCACGGAAATACTGATCGAGCGCAAACACACTAGGCCGGTCTACCTGTGCAAGCTCTTCCCATGGGTTGAGTACGCCCATTTTCATCGCATCTCCAGTTGTTTGAGAGCCGCCTGCAGTCCTGCCAAGCCGCCTACTCGCTGACCATCAAAGAATATCTGCGGTAGCTGACGTATCTCTGGGAAGTGTTCAGTAAACTGCACACGCCACTCCTCCATATCCACGTTGCGCTCTTCGTACTTGAGCCCCTGCATGTCCATCACCATCTTGGCCATCAGGCAGTTGGGGCAGTGATCTTTTGTGTATATGACGATGTTCATTTTAGCCTCCGAACATTTGCTTTA